ACTTGGCCCTCGTCGTCAAGGATTCCGTATTTCATTTCTTTCCCCTTGCGCGGATATTTATTATGGCTCGGTAAATTGCTCCTGATTGTTCGGGATAGCTGTCAAGAACAGTCATGTTGTGAATTTGTTCATCAACCAGTTTTAAACACTCCTCCCGCTCATGTGCGGCGACAAGGGCGGCGAAAGCTTCAATTTGATCTGTATGGGCGCTCCAAAGGTTCATCGGGCGTTTAGCTTCCATAAATCTCACCTCCCGCGCCATGCGGATGATGTCGTCTTTAGTCATTCTTTTTCCCCTTTCGGAACCCACCCATACTTACGCCAAATCCGCGTCACATCCGTAGATGCAGCAGGCACATAGACAAATCGTGGGTCGCCCAATTTAATAGTTGGAATCGCTCGTGAATAATATGGAATCGTTAGCATCCTAGTGTCCTCAAAATGATTGAATAATCGGGTTCTACCCGTTCTTTTTTCGTGCGAACTCTGGCTTTCTTGACTGGCCGGTTGGAGATCGGATCGCGCTCCAGCTTGGGGTAAGTAGGCAAATCCTCCGGCTGGTCTGGTAGACGGTAAGCCCACACAATCCGGCTACTGTTGGGTTCTGGGGTGACTTGGCGGCGCACCAGCGTGCCGTTCAAAAATAATTTGCGTACTTCATTTTCATGAGCACCGCAATTGCTACGCAGCATTGGATATGTCGCCTCGCCATACTGGGCAATGTACTCAAGGGTTTTGAGTTTCACTCATCGCCTCCTGACGTAGTTTTTTCACAATAGAAAATGGCCTGCGCCCCTCAACTGCGCCATCGGACATTTTGATAAAGATGGTGCCGGGGTAAGCGCAGCGACCTTCCCAGATCATCTTGTCTTGATATGACTTGGTGCAGTCCTCGCACCACTCATGTCCCGGCGTTGGGTGCTGCGATCTGGCCGCAGAAACCCATAATTTGAACTGCTCCCGACTGTCAAAACAAGAGGGAACCTCATCTTTTTTTCTTAACATGGCAATCCTTCAAGTTGTTTGATTGCGTCATCGCACCCTTTGGCGACAATGACTTTGTGCCCACATCCTCTCAAGTATTCAATCCAATCTTTTTGTTCTTTCGATAACACCCCTCCTGTCTTACGTTTCATCTCAATCCACGTTAGCGTCGCCGGTATAAAGAGATCGGGCACGCCAGCACTCACACCCTCAACCTTCAATTTCATCGCCACAGACGCCGATCTAGCGCCGCCGTTGGGTATGGCGAAGATACGCACGCCGGTGTAAGTTTGACGAAACCATTTCACAAAGTTGCGTTGTTCTTCGTGTTCAGTCATCGCCACATCCTCTTGATCACTCGGTTAAATTTTCCATCGCGCTTAATCTCAATGCTAGTTGGGGGTTTCCCTAAGTTCATTTGGATTACGATGTAATCAAGCCCATTCTCTGGGTCAAGATCAGTCACTTTAGCCAGGCTAACGTGATTTTGTTGGGCGATCTTGTATATCTGACCGATTGCCTTCTCACCGGCATACCCCTCGTGCAGCACCGGGAAGTACTCAGTCACCGGTTGGTCAGACAGTGCTCCGTAATACGTTGTGGAGATCATCAGCTTGCCGCTGTTGTGCCCAATGTGCCGCCGCCAAGTCCAGCCAGTGACGGCCATCTCCTTGCCCTTCTCGCCCATGATGTCAATGTCGCGCAGTTGCAATTTCTTTTGCGCCGGGGCCGGAAACTCAAACCCGCAGGAAGGGCATTCGCGCACTGACAGGTGGCAAATCTCGTTGCACTCTGGGCAAGGTTTGCTTGGGGCTTCTCCTGTGCCCTCACCGGGCTTCTTAGGCGGTTGCACCGCAGTAATCGGCCCATGCGCCTCAACCACGCCAGCAAAGTCCAGCACCATGCAGTGATCGGTATGCTCCTTGGGGCGCATTCCTCGACCCGCCATTTGTACGTACAAGCCTGGTGACATGGTTGGTCGCAGCATCGCAATTAAGTCAATGTTGGGATAGTCAAACCCAGTGGTCAGGACGTTAGCATTTGTTAGCGCTTTAATCTTGCCTGCCTTGTAGTCGGCAATGATCTGCTCGCGCTCCTGCTTGGGTGTCTCCCCAAGGATACATTCGGCGGCAATACCCTCGTCGCGCAATACGTCACGGATGGCGATAGCATGGTCAACCCCAGCGCAGAAAAACAACCACGCCTTGCGATCCTCGGCCCAAGCAATGACCTCGCGCACCACCCGCAGGTTTTGGCTTTTGCTGTTAACCGCTTTCTGCAACTGGCTTTCGATGTATTCCCCGCCGCTTTTGCCGACGCCTTTAACGTCTAGTTTGAACTGGGTTACTTTTGAGCGCAGCGGGGCAAGGTGCTTTTTGAACACCAACTCCTCAATGGTCACCGGCTCGATCAGCGCAGAAAACAGGGCTGGCTCCTCAATGATCAGCCCATGCCCCAGGCGGTAAGGCGTCGCGGTTAGCCCTACAACGCGCAAATATGGATTGATCTTTTTAAGATCGCTCAGGAGCCAGCGGTAGCCTCCCTCTTGCTTGTGCGATACGGTATGGCACTCGTCAATCAAGACGATATCAATGTATCCAATCTGGTCGGCCAAATAACGCACCGATTGGATGCTGGCAAACGTAATTTGATCCATTTTTTTGACGCCCATGCCAGCGCTGTAGATGCCCAGCGGGGCGTCCGTCCAGTGCTGGCGCATCTTTTCGGCATTTTGCTCAATCAACTCCTTAACGTGGGTCAGCATCAGGATGCGTGTCTCAGGCCAAGTAGTCACGGCCTGCTTGCAGATCGCGGCAATGATGTGACTCTTGCCTGAGCCAGTGGGCAGCACCAAGCATGGGTTGCCCGACTCGTATGCCTCAAACCAGCGGTATAAATCGTCGATGGCGCGTTGTTGATAATCGCGCAATTTCATCCAACAATACTCCCATCAAACTTTTCCCTAATCTTCATCGCATCCTTACTCGGATCAGCGCAAAACTCAGGGTTAGCAAGAATCTCCTTAGACCCAAACGTAAACTCATCAGGGTGCCCGTTGCGAACCTGATGCCCGTTTATGATGTAGATGGTTTTCCATTCATCGCCGCAATCCTCGCGTTGCCACGGCACCATGTCTGGGTGCAGGACATGAGAAGCGCATCCTTCACGTTGCCATTGCACCGGAATTTCGCTGCCACCGTGACGCTCGCAAACCCAAGTGCTGTCCTCGGTCGCGGTACTGTGAGCGCAGGTGCGGCAGTTAACGTGTTCTGTGGTTTGCGTCTTGTGGCAGAACGTATGCGCTGGGCAAAACTTGCACTGATACCAAGTTGAATCAGTGCTTAGGGGCGGCGGCATCCTGTCTGACAATGCAATCCGCTTACCTCGATTGATTGCATTGATTGCGACGCCTTCATCGTATTCCACCCGCTCGGTGTAGATACGATCATCGTCCTTGCAGACGGCCACATACAATGCCCGGTCAATCTTGGTGCCATGCATATAGACCTGCATCTGCACAAAATGCTCAAACTTGGCCTGCTCTACGCCTTTCTTCTCAAGCTCGTCAAATGACTTCTTGGAATGCGTTTTGAACTCAGCAACGTGCTTTTTGTTTGGGGCTTCCGGCACGCCGCTGTCAATAATTGCGTCAAGCGAGCCACCAACATGCGAGCCAAAGTCCACGCGCATCTGGTTTTGTAGATCGCGCACGTTCAACCCAATTGCCTTCAGATCGGCAATGATGGTCGCCTCCTCGTTCTGGCCGCGCCTAAACAAGCGCAGAATTCGGCCAGGAAACTGCTGCTGCACCGCCCATCTAAACTACAGCCAAAGCCAACGGTCGCAAGGGTGGCCGAGCATGGAAGCACCCAAATGTTCACGGGTTAGCGAGACCCGTGATTCGTGCGCTTTGTCGATTAGCGCGGCAATGCTATGATTCGGACTTGGAATCTTCATGTTTGTTGCTCCTCTCCTGATTTAAGTCCCGCTGCCTCCAGCGGGATTTTTTTTGCCTGTAGACCCGCCTCCAAAAAGTGTTCACCCTCCGCCAAATTGGAGGAGGGTAGTTGGCGGCGGGTAGAGGGATTACTTTTTAGCCAACCACGGCGGCGAAGTTTTAGCATTTGACGCAGGTGGCTTGACGGCAGGAGCCGGGGCCATGCCAGCGGCGAGCGCTTTCCACGCCTTAACTTCGTTCGAAGGCCCGTACTGCTCAGAGTCGCGGATATCAATCTTGATCTGCATCGTTGTGCCGAGCAGTTGATCGGTATCGGTCACGGCAGACAAACCCACTGAGCGCATGATGTCGCCCAGTTGTTGGCGGCCAATCTTCTCGGCTGCGGGGTTGGCATTCTTGACGTTCAAATTGCCAAACACCACGCGCCTTTGGCTCGTCGGGCCTTGAATGTCGTAGCGAATCTTGATGTACTCGCCCGTGCCGCTTTTGGTTTGCTTGACCTCGGCGTCAGTGATTTGGGCAACATACCAACCCGCCGGAACGACATCATAGGTACGGTTGGAAGTGGGCAGGGATGCAAGGGTAAAGGCTTCGTTAAGCAGCATGGATATCTCTCAGTGAAATTGTGAAGCTAGGCCGACCGGCTTCGCTGGTGATTGCGTCAAGCAGTGGTCTTGTGATTTCTTGATCTGACTCCTTCCAGATTTTCATGTTTATTTCTGGTTTCCACCGAAAAAGCGTGGACAGGTGTTCGCTCAACCCAGCCTCGCTAGCAAGCTCGACCAGCTTGTCAGCGTTGACCTTGCGGTTGATGCGCCCCTCGATCTTGATGCTGTAGGGGCTGTTGACCGGCACCACGTTTTCGGTGCCTTCAAAGTTTTTGGGGAAGCTAACTGCTTTGCAGATCGTGTCCTCAAGATTGCGGCGGTTCTCTGCCGCAATCTTTTCGGTTTCCTTGTACATGAGCCAGCGCTTTGCAAGCTCGTCAAGATCGTCGCGGATAAGGGCGCTCATTCATAATCTCCCAAATCAACCAAATCACGATATCTCCCATTTTTTATTTCAAGTTCAGTCAAAATATCTCTGCGTTCCCCAAGCATAAAAAGAGCAATTTGATATGCCTCTAATGTGGGCCATGATTTGTGTTCTCTATCTTCTTGCGACGTTGTTGCAAGCAACGAATGCAAGGCAACACCAGCAAACCTATCCAATAATTTGATTTCTTCTGGTTTTAGTGTCATCTCAACCCCTATCTTTTTTAATGTTGTATACGTTCATCCACTCTTGCTCAAAAACAATTTTGGCTCCTAGCATTTGATCCACATACTCGTATGCCAAATTAGCAATCCATTCCTCATCGCGTTGCTCTGGGTTTTTGCTTTTTTCATTCCTAATGATCAATCCAAGCATCGCTGCCGCCGCAAACAAATCGGTTACTCTCATCTCAACTCCCAATCTTCTTGATAATCACACCTAGATCGGCATCCTCCCAGACCTGCAACTTGCCAGAACGATCCTTGGCAAGCCAAAGGCCATCGGAGTCACACATCAGGGCGCGGCGAGCGTTGCCTTCGGAGTCTTTCTCGACGCGCAAGGCCAGCACCTCATCAAAGAAGTAAGGCAGGCTTTGACCCGTCTTGTTGCCAGGCATCGATGGGGCGTACAGAACCCGGCCCATCTCGTCCTGCGTTTTCTCCAACTTCGCCGACATATAAACGTGCTTGCCGGGCAAGTCTCTAAACCCTCTGATGATGTCGGCCATCTGCTCTTGCATTGCGCCGTAAGCCTGGCGTGGGTCTTTTGTGGTTTTCTTCTCAGTATTGAGCACAACTTCGGCGATCTCCGAAATTGAGTCCAGCGCTACCGATTCAAAAGCCTGCGCCTCAGCAGATTTGGTGAGCCACTGATATGCCTCTCGCAAATCGTCCATGCTGGCGACCTCGATAAACGGCAAGTTGGTGTCAGCAATACTGAGCAAACCACCCTCCGCAGAAAGGATTACCGGGTTGGGAAGGGTTGGGATGAGACTGGTCTTACCAGCCCCTGCCTGCCCGTACACCAACAACTTCACGGTCAAGGCACCCGCCTCGCCGGTGTGTCTTAATTTAATTGCCATCTCTACTCTCCTAAAGAAAAAAGTACAGCACGGCAGCGTAGGCCGCGCCAACCAACACTATGATGAAATTCTCAACCCATGATGCGTCTCGCAATTCCTTGCGGAACCGATCCATGCCC